ATGGCGTGGAAAATGCCGAAGGCGGTTTTGCGGCGGCAGCGGATGCAAAAGGCATCAACTGGATCGTTATGGTGAAACAGGCGCCTGTGGCCATTTCCAAAACAGATGTGACAAGAATTTTTGACCCTATGACAAACCAGAATGCCAATGCGTGGAAGATCGATTACAGAAAATATCATGACCTGTGGATCATGGACAACGGCATGGACGGTGTAATGGTCAGCGTAGGCGCATAAGGAAAGGCGGCGGAAGGATGAAGGAGAAGATCCTGCTGAAACTGCAGGAACTGCGGGAAAGCGAAAGGGATAGCCTTGCCGCCATGGAATTTGCGGCGGAACGCAGTCTGGAGATGATCAGGGCTTACTGCAGTATCAAAGAAGTGCCTGAAGCACTGCTGGGGGTGGCTGTTACGATGGCGGGGAAGATGCTGGACAGCGGCACGGCAGAGGCATCCCGGCAGGCGAAAAGCATCCGGGAAGGAGATGTTTCCGTGACCTTTGCGGAAGGCACAGACAGTGAGGCAGAGCTGCTTGGATGTTTTCGGGCGGAACTGGACAGATACAGACGGATGGACTGGTAAAGGAGGCACGGCATGAAACAGGAATTTGCAAAGGCGAAAAAGGCCGTGGAAAAACTCTTCTGGGATACCTGTTATGTGGAAATTTTTACGGAAGAAAAGACGGACTGGGGCGAAACGCTGCAGGAAAAGGGGGAAGGCGACTCCTTCCCCTGCCGCCTGACTGAAAAGACGGCAGTCTGTGGAGAAAACGGACTTCTGGCGCAGATCGAAAAGGCGGTCATGCTGATCTATCCTGCGGAGAAGGAGATCCCGGCAGGGAGTGCGGTTCGGGTACGGAAGGAAAACGGAGAAGAACGGCAGTATGTTGCGGCAGGCGAAAGTCAGGTGTTTCTGACCCATAAGGCGGTAGGGCTGAGAAGGAGAGATGCGGCATGACAGAGGAGATCAGAAAGGCGGTCATTCGGGCGGTTTCGGAAAAAACAGGGCTGCCTGTATATGGGCAGATGGTGCCGCAGGGTGCGAAGATCCCCTGTTTTACGGTGGAGATGACAGGCGTAGAACAGAAGCGGCTGCTGGGTATGCGGGCGTTACGAAAGGCAACTTTCGAGGTGCGGTATTTCTGTGGCGAGGAAAAAATGATGGCGGCAGAAAGTGCTGCGGCAGCGGATGAACTGTATGAGGCACTGCTGATCATCGGGGAAGATGAGAAATTTGCCGCCAGCGGCATGAAGCATGAAAAGACAGCGGATGGCGTGAAGTTCACGGTGGAATATGAATATCAAATCATTTTCACGGAAGATGAGGCGGAACCGATGGGACGGCTGGAATATAACGGAAAGGAAGCGGTCGGCTATGAAGAGATTCAGCAGGGAACAGCTGAGTAAAAGCAAGACTTTTGGATATTCCCGTGATCTTGTAAAGGCGGTGCTGGAGAACAGGGAATATACGAAGGAAGAGGCGGAAAAAGAGATTCAGGCATATCTGAAAGAAAGAAGGGGGAATTGAGATGGCATTAGGTGGCGGTACATATCTGGTGCAGAACAAGGTGTTGCCCGGAGCATATATCAACTTTGTTTCCAGACCAAGAGCCATGGGCAGTCTGGGCGAAAGAGGCGTGGTTTGCGTCGGGATGGAACTGGACTGGGGCAGAGAAGGCATGATGACGGTGGAAGCAGCAGATTTTAGAACAGACAGCAGAAAACTGTTTGGGTATGACTATCTGCATGAGAAAATGAAGGACATGAGAGAAGTGTTCCTGCATGGGAAGAAGGTGCTGGTTTACAGACTGAACGGCGGCGAAAAAGCGGCGGCATCTGTGGGCAGCATGACGGTAACAGCGAAATATGCCGGCGAAAGAGGGAACGATATCTGTATTGCTGTGGTGGAAAATGTGGATGAGGAAGGTTATTTTGATGTGGAAACCTACCTGGACACAGAACTGGTGGACAGCCAGACGGCGGCAAATGCAGAAGAACTGGCGGACAATGACTATGTGACCTTCAGCGGCGAAGGAAAACTGACAGAGGCGGCAGGCGTTTACCTGACGGGGGGCGCAACGGCAGAGGCAACAGGCAGCGGCTATACAGAGTTTCTGGAGGCGGCGGAAAAAGAAGATTTTAATGTTCTGGCTTATAATGGCGAAGACGAAACAACGAAAAAACTGTTTGTGAACTTTACAAAGCGGATGCGGGAAGAAGAAGGCGTGAAGTTTGTGACAGTGCTGTATGACCATGGGGCGGCAGACCACGAAGGCGTGATCTCTGTAGGGACTGCGAAGGAGATGGTTTACTGGACAGCAGGGGCAACGGCAGGGGCCGAAGTGAACGAAAGCCTGACCAATGTGGTCTATGACGGGGAATATGCCGTGGATGCAAAGATGAAGAAAAGCGAGTATATCAAAGGCATTGAAAACGGGCAGTTCCTGTTTTACGAAGAAGGCGGCGAAGTTCGGGTGCTGCGGGATATCAACAGTTTTGTTTCCTTTACAGCGGCGAAAAACAGTGATTTTTCCAGCAACAGAGTGGTTCGTGTGCTGGACAGCATTGCCAATGATGTGGCAAATATCTTCAGTAAGTTCTATCTGGGGAAACAGAGCAACAATGCCAATGGTAGAAACCTGCTGAAGGCAGAGATCCTGGCATACCATGAAGAGCTGATGAAAATTGAGGCTATTGAAACCATGACAGCGGATGATATTACAGTGGAAAAAGGCAAAGAAAAACAGGATGTGGTGGTTTATGAAAGCGTACAGCCTGTGGATGCCATGGAAAAACTGTATATGAAAGTGGAAGTTGTGTAAGGAGGTGCGACATGGGTTATCTGAGAGCGAAGGACACCGTGAATGGTGCGCTGGGCACCTGCTTTGCCATCATTGACGGAAAAAGATATGAACTGATGCAGGTAAAAAATGTACAGGCAAAAGTAAAAAAGGTAAGAACGGCCATCCCTATCCTGGGGCTGACGGCAAAGCAGCAGAAAAGCGGCGGCTGGGAAGGTACAGGGACTATGACGGTGTATTATGTGAGCAGTCTGTTTAGAAAAGTGATGGTGGACTACATGAAAAACGGTGTGGACACTTACTTTGAGCTGATGCTGACAAACGAAGACCCTACGGGGGATAGCGGCAGACAGACGGTGCTTCTGAAAGATGTGAACATTGAAGAAATGCTGATCGGGAAACTGGATGTGGACGAAGCAGCGATGGATGAGGAAATGAAGTTCACTTTTGGCGGTGTGGAACTGCTGGATCAGTTTAATGAAGTCTAAATTTTGAATTGCAGGGAGGGTTTTATGGGACAGGAATGTTTTTACAGGGAAAACAGGAAGGACAGGGGCGAAAGAGAAGTCCTTCTGACGGAAAGGCTGACGGCGGATGGGGGACAGATGCTGTTTCGTATCCGCCCCATGTGTCAGAGAGAAAATGAGGAGATCTGGAAGAGAAGCAGCGAGGATGAAAGACGGTATGAAAGCATGGTGCTGGCGGAAAGTGTGGTTTTTCCTGATTTGAGAGATGCCGCACTGCAGGACAGTTATGGTGTGGCAGGGGCAGAACGGCTTCTGGGGAAACTGCTTCTGGCAGGAGAATATGACCGGCTGAGAAGGGCTGTGGAGGAGATCAACGGAGGTGAAGGCGGATGTATCGACTATATTTGAAGCAGGATGGGAAGCAGGTGCTTCTGCCTGTGACTCCTGCGGAAATAGAGATGAAAACAGGGAACAGAAACAAGGTGGTTTATATCCTGAATTTCGGGGAGATGAATCTGGCGAAGAAAACGGGACTGCAGGAAATTCGATTTACACTGCTTTTGCCGGGAAAAAGATATCCCTTTGTGCAGACGGAAGGAGGGTTCCATGAGCCTGAATATTACCTGAATTTTTTCAGAGAATGCAAGACGGCGGCAAAGCCTGTGCAGCTGATCCTGTTCAGAAGGATGGCGGACGGGAAGCAGATCTTCAGCGGAAACATGGAGGTTTTGCTGGAGGATTATACGGTAACGGAAAAAGGCGGCGAGCAGGGGGACTTCTGGGTGGAGATGCACTGGAAGGAGTGGAAGGCTGCGAAAAGCATCCGTTACAATATCAAAAAGCAGGACAGCGGCAATGTGCTGGTGGAGCAGGGACAGGAACAGCAGGCAAAAACAGCAGCGTCGACATATAAGGTAAAACAGGGAGACTGTCTGTGGAATATTGCAAAGAGAGAACTGGGCGACGGCACGAGATATAAGGAAATAGCAAAGAAGAATGGTATCAGTGACCCGAACAGAATTTATGTGGGGCAGGTGCTGAAACTGTAAAAAATGAAAGGGGAGAAGGGGATGGAGATCAAGTTATTGCTGCAGCACGGCAGTCAGGTATATGATGCAACGCCCATACTGGAGGGCGGCGTGGAATGGTATGCCAGCATTAAAGGAAAGGCAGGCAGACTGAAATTCAAGGTGGTCAGGGACGGCATTGTGAATTTTGTGGAAGGGGACAAAGTGACTCTGTATGTGAACGGGATGAGCCGATTCAGCGGATTTGTGATGACAAAGGAAAGAACCGGCGAACAGATCATTTCTGTGACGGCTTATGATCAGATGTTTTATCTGACGAGAAACAAGGCCACTTATGTTTTTGTGAACAAAAGTGCGAAGGAAGTGATACAGACCATCGGAGCGGACTATGGCCTGACGGTTGGACAGATCAGTGACAGCGGATGGAAGATGCCCCAGAGGATCGAAGAAGGGGAAACACTGGTGGATATCATTCTTTCAGCACTGGAGATCTGTGGACAGGCAACGGGGAAAGAATATTTCCTGTATGATCAGGCAGGGGCTCTGGTGGTAAAGGAGAGAGGAGAACTGGTGACGGATGCGGTGCTTCGGTGCGACGGCGGCATCAGCGATTACACATACAGAACGGACATCAGCAGAGATACATACAATGCGGTGCAGCTTTACCATGCAGGCAGAAAGGAAACGGAACGGAAGGCGTATCTGGCGGAAAAGGCAGACAAGGTAAAGGAATGGGGGCGGCTGCAGTATTACAAACGGGTGGCATATACATTGAATGAGGCGCAGCTGAGAGAACTGGCGGAGAATATCCTGCAGGAAAAAAGCAGAGTAGTGAAAAAACTGGTGGTGGAAAACATCAATGGGGGGATGCTGCTTACGGCAGGGAACAGTGTATGGCTGGAAATTCCGGATCTGGCGGAGATCAGCCTGACAGGGATGGCTCTGATCGAAGGATGTACCCATGTTTTTGAGGACGGCGAACATCGGATGCGGTTGGAGATCCGCATTGAGGAGGAATAAGGATGGATCTGAAACATTTTTTGAAGGAGAACAATGGATTTCCTGAAAACAGAAGGATACAGGTTTCGCCCTGCTTTATGGAAGAAGGGCAGGAAGTGCTGTGGGAAATTCGTGCGGTCAGCGAGGAGGAATATCGCAGGGCGGCAGAAGGAAAGAAGGACAGATGGGCGGTTTTATGTCTGCTGTCTGTGGTGGAGCCGGATCTGCATGACAAAGGTCTTTGGGAAAGCTATGGTGTGGAAAGCGGCGAACAGGTGCTGAAGGAGATGCTGTATCCCGGGGAATATGTGAAACTGCTGGAGGCGGTAAAGGATATCAACGGTTTTCAGCAGAGGAGAAGGAACTGGAAAGAACAGGCAAAAAACTGATCGAGGAGGGTGTGGATGAGGCGGATTATGCCTGCTATGCCCTCCGTAAATACGGGATCCGTCCGAAGGAATGGGCGGAGATGACGGTGCCTGAGCGGATGTTCTGCTGTGCGGTGATCGAACTGGAACTGGAGGCAAAGTAAGAGGGGAGAAGGGATATGGAGAAGGAACGGAAGAGCCTTTTCGGAAGACTGCTGGACTTCTGGAAGGAAAGATTCGGGGACATGGAAGAGGATGGGATCGGATTTCAGCGGGAGAAGGAAGTCGTGGAAAATCATTTTGTTGAGTCAGGTGCTGCGGATGCACGGAGAGGGAGAGAACGGGATTTCCCTATGAAGATGGCAGAGAAGAAGCAGAAACTGTTTTTTTCGGAGCCTGAGGAAAAGCATCAGAACGGGAAAGAATCGGGGATTTTTGCAGAAACGGCGAAGGTTTTTCGGAAAGACGCAGCAGAGGAAAGGAAAAACAGGGATAAATTGATTTTTCTGCAGGACGAACCTATGGCGGAAAAAGAAGATCGGAAAACAGTGCCGTTTCTGATGGAAGCAGAGCAGAAAACAGAAGCGGCAAAGGCGGAAGAACAACAGACAGAGAAAGTACATCTTTGGAAAGAACCGCAGAAGGAAGCAGAAGTAGATGTGGAAAAACTGATGCGGCAGATCACGAAGAAATTATGGGAAGAACGGGAAGGCTGCGGCAGGCGGCTGAGATGAAGGAGGAGGAAGGATGCTGGAGATCATCAGACAACTGGCATTGGATACGGCAGAGGCAGGGGCGGATTTCTGTATCGGCATCGTAACCGCGGAAAACCCCCTGACCATTCGTCTGGAAGAGGGGCTGGAACTGACGGCAGAATTTCTGGTGCTGACGGAGCAGGTCATGGACTGGGAAGAAAGCGGCACCATTCGCCTGGACAGCGGAGAATGGCACAATTATCAGATGAAAAGAAAGCGTATGCTTTGTGAAGGAGAGGCGGTTTCTCTTCTGCGGGCTGCAGACGGACAGCAGTATCTGGTGCTGGGTAGAGTGAAAAAAGGGGGAGAAACATGATACCGACACAGGAAACGGAACTTGATATGACGATGATCGAGAAGATCACCATTCCCAGTCTGACATGGAAGATCAATGAAGAACGGGCAGAGGCAAGAGGATCGGTGGATGAAAAAGAGGCTATGGAACAGGCGGTCAGAAAAATACTGCAGACAGAACGATATCGTTATGCGATCTATGACTGGAATTATGGCATTGAACTGGAAGACCTGTATGGGAAAAGAGCGTCTTTTGTGATCCCTGAACTGAAAAAACGGATTGAAGATGCCCTGCTGGCAGACGACAGAGTGACGGCGGTAACGGATTTTTCTTTTGTGCAGGAAAAGGGAAGCGTGACGGCGGAATTTATGGTACATACGATGTTTGGCGAGATGAAGGCGGAAAGGACGGTGGATCTCTGATGGTAAGTTATGAGGCACTGATGGAAAGAAAACTGGATATGGTGGATGACAGGAGAGATAAAAGGCAGGGCAGTCTGATCTATGACGCACTGGCACCCAATGCGGCGGAAACAGCGGCTTTTTATACGGAACTGGAAATGCTTTCGGACAGGACTTTTGCAGATACGGCTCTGGGCGATGACCTGACCCGAAGAGCGGCGGAGAGAGGCATCGCAAGGAAAGCGGCAGTGAAGGCGACATTTTGCGGCAGTTTTCTGGATGAGAACGGAGCAGATTATCCTGTGGAAATGGGGACGCGGTTCTTTCTGGAGGAATATTATTATGCAGTTATCGGGAAAACAGAGGACGGGAGATATATTCTGGAATGCGAAACGGCAGGCGCCTGCGGCAATCAGTATCTGGGGAATCTGGTGCCTGTGGAAACCATGGCAGGACTGGCTGAGGCATCTCTGACAGAACTGCGGACAGACGGCGAGGATGAAGAAGCCGATGAAGAGCTGCGGAAAAGATATTTTGCCAGTTTTGAGGCAGATGCCTTTGGCGGAAATGTGGCAGATTATAAAAGGAAGATCAGCAGCCTGCAGAATGTGGGCGGTGTGAAGGTGTATCCTGTATGGAACGGTGGCGGCACAGTAAAGGTGGTCATTATCGACCAGGGTTGGAGAAGCCCCGGAGAAACGGAACTGGACAGCCTGCAGGAACAGATCGATCCTGAAAAAAGAGGGGAAGGTTGCGGCATTGCGCCCATCGGACACAAGGTAACTGCAGAAGGCGTGACAGAAGTGATCTGTAATATTTCCGTGGGTCTTTCTCTGGCGGAAGGAACTGCACAGGAAACGGTCCTGGCGGATATTCGGGAACGGTTTGAGGCATATCTGGAAGAAATGCGGAAGAACTGGGCGGACAGTCCTTTCCTGACGGTACGCATCAGTTATCTGGAAAGCCGTGCATTGGAAGCGACGGGCGTGGTGGATGTCTCTGACTGTCGCATCAATGGAAACAGCGGGAATCTGGTTCTGGGAGAGAATGAAGTGCCTGTGCTGGGCGAAATCGAGGTGACAGCATGACGGAAAACAGATATTTATACTATCTGCCGAATACGGTAAGAGAACTGCAGGAATTTCAGAAACTGGCGGAAATGGAAGGCGGTATCCTGAAAGAGGAAGCGGCGGCAAAGGAGGAACTGATCAGAAATCAGTGGATCCTGACGGCAGAAAGAAGCGGCCTTCTGCGGTTGTCCGGGATAATGGGACTATATGGGGCGGAAGGCATGGAAACAGAGAAACTCAGGGCAGAGATCCTTTCAGGGTGGAGCAGCAGAAGTCCATACACACTGTTTCATCTGGAGGACTGGCTGGATGGCTGCCTTGGAGCAGATGCTTACAGGATAAAGGCGGAACAGGAGAGGTATTTGCTGCAGGTCGTACTGGAACTGCGGGTAAAGGACAGGAAAGAATTTCTGAAAAAGCATCTGAGAAAAATCATTCCTGCAAATCTGATTTTGGATGTACAGCTGAACACCAATATGCATGAGGACCTGAAAGGGATGACCCATGGAAAGATGAAGACCTTGGGATGGAAACAGGGCCAGATCGCACTGGAGGACCTGTCAGTATTTGAATAAAGAAAAAAGACGGAATGTGAATTCTTGCATTCGGTCTTTTTTTTATGAAAGAAAAGGGGTACAATGAAAAAAATGAAATCTTTTCAGGAGAAGAAAAATGGAAGAAAAGAAAAATTTACAGCCAAACCCTCTGGGGTATGCACCTCTGGGCGGGCTGATGCGAAAATTTGCCATACCTTCAATTATCAGTATGCTGGTAAACTCCCTGTATAATATGACCGACCAGATTTTTATCGGCCATCAGGTGGGGATGCTGGGGAATGCGGCAACGAATGTTGCCTTTCCTATGACGATGCTGATGGTTGCCTTTGCGCAGCTCATTGGTGTCGGTACGGCGGCAAATTTCAATATCAGCCTTGGTGCGAAAAAAGAAGAAGATGCAAAAAAATATATCGGGACAGGTCTGACGATGACGGTTGTGGTCGGGTTCTTGTTTTTTCTTTTCGTGCTGCTGTTTAAAACGCCTTTGCTGAAGATCTGCGGTGCTACGGAAAATGTGCTGCCTCTGGCGGAAACCTATCTGGGTATTACTGCTGTGGGACTTCCTTTTATGCTGTTTTCCAGTACAGCCAGCACCATCATTCGTGCGGACGGCAGCCCGTCCTATTCCATGACCTGTACGGTCAGCGGTGCGGTCCTGAATGTGTTCCTGGACTGGCTGTTCATGTTTGTGTTCCAATGGGGGCTGGAAGGGGCGGCTCTGGCTACAGCCATCAGCCAGTTTGTTTCCTTCCTGCTGTGCATCTGTTATTTCCCGAAATTTAAAACATTTCCCATCCGCAGGAGTATGCTGGGGATCCGCAGGGAATACGGAGCAAGGATCGCCAAACTGGGTGTCAGCAATTTTCTGAATCATACCATTATGATGGCAGTTGCCATTGTGCTGAATAACTCTCTGGCGTATTACGGAGCCATGACTGTTTACGGAAAGGACATTCCGCTGGCAGTTTCCGGCGTGGCAACAAAACTGAACAGTATCATGGTGGCTTTTGTTGTGGGTCTTGCCCACGGCTGTCAGCCTATCCTTGGGTTCAATATCGGGGCAAAGAATTATGACAGGGTAAAGGCAACATACAAGAAAGCCGTAAAAATCGGCATGTGCTTCAGTGTGGCGGCCTTCCTGCTGTTTCAGTTCTTCCCCAGAGAAGTGATCTCTGTTTTTGGGGCGGGCGACCCTCTTTATTATGAATTTGCGGAAAAATATCTCAGGATCTATATGTTTATGGTATTTACCTTTGGACTGCAGCCGATCACGGTAAACTATTTTACCAGTATCGGTGCGGTCAGACAGGGGATCGTTCTTTCTGCATCCAGACAGGGGTTTATCCTGCTGCCCATCCTGCTGACACTGCCCAGATTTTTGGGACTGAACGGGGTCCTCTTTGCAGGCCCCATTTCCGACGGCCTGGCGGCACTGCTTTCTTTGACTATGGTAACCATCAATTTCCGAGGCTTGGAAAAACTGCGGGAAAAGGAGAAAACAGCCTGAGTTTTCGCTAAAAAACTGTTGCGGCAGCGGAAAGATTGTGTTACAATATACAAATCGTGGGGAGAAATGTCCCCGTATTATGTGAGATAACATTCGCAGGCGAATGATGATACAGGAGGTTTTTCATATGTCTACAATCGGTACAGTTTTAACAGTGGTTTTGATCGTTCTGACAGTTGTTCTGGCAACTATCATCCTGGGACAGTCCAAGCGTTCCGCAGGTCTGGGTGCAGTAGGCGGCGGCAGCGGCGCAGATTCTTTCTGGAGCAAAAACAAAGCAAACTCCGTGGAAGGTAAACTGGAAAGATATACAAAGATTCTGGGCGCAGCGTTTATGATCATTGCGTTCATCGTAAATCTGGTAGGTTAAGGGATTTAAGGGTGCTGTAAAGAACAGCATCCTTTTATTTTTTGCAGAACTGGACATCCTAAATGAAAAATAAGGAGAACGGATATGGATAATAACGACATTATGCAGGCGAGGAAAGAACGGATCCTTGCCTATATCAGAAGTGAAGCATATATTCCCATGAAACGCAGAGATCTTCGGGTAATGATGGATGTGCCTCAGGAAGACAGACCTGCCTTTGAAGAACTGCTGCAGCAGCTGATCGATGAGGGACACCTGTTTGAAACAAGAAAAGGCAAACTGGCATCTCCCAAAGACCTGCAGATGGCAACAGGTTCTTTCATCGGTCATGCAAGGGGATTCGGCTTTGTCACACCAGATGAAGGCGGCGAAGATGTTTTCATCCCCGCCAGTGAAACCATGGGCGCCATGCAGAAGGACAAAGTTCTGTATAAGGTGCTGCATAAGGCGGAAAAAGGGAAAAAAGCTGATGGCGTCATTGTAAAGATTCTGGAAAGAGGCCAGCAGCGTATCGTTGGTACTTTTGAAGCAAGCAATAAAGGCTTTGGCTTCGTGGTTGCCGATGATAAGAAGATCCCGAAGGATATTTTTATTTCTAAGAGCTATACCAAAGGTGCGGTCAGCGGCCATAAGGTAGTGGTGGAGATCATCGACTACGGCGAAGACAGACGAAATCCCGAAGGGAAGGTCATTGAGATCCTCGGTCATGTGAATGACCCCGGGGTGGATATCCTGTCTGTGATCCGCAGATATGAACTGGCAGTGGAATTCCCTGAGGAAGTATACGCAGAGATCGAAGGTCTGGAAACAGAAGTAAAAGAAGAAGATAAGATCGGCAGAGAGGATATTCGCGACTGGCTGACCATTACCATCGATGGGGAAGATGCCAAAGACCTGGACGATGCTGTGACCATGAAAAAACTGGGCAACGGCAATTATGAACTGGGTGTGCATATTGCGGATGTTTCCCATTATGTTCGTGAATATACAGAACTGGACAAGGAAGCCTATGCAAGGGCGACCAGTGTCTATCTGGTGGACAGGGTCATTCCGATGCTGCCTCATAAACTGAGCAACGGTATCTGCTCTCTGAACCCTCGTGTGGACAGACTGGCTCTGAGCTGTATCATGGAGATCGACCGCAAGGGGGATGTGGTGGCACATCGTATTGCGGAAACGGTCATCAATTCCGATTATCGCATGACATATACAGCCGTAAGAGAAATTCTGGAAGACGGTACGCCCGAACTTCTGGAACAGTACAGAGAAATCGTTCCCATGCTGGAGGAAATGGAAGAACTGCGTCAGATCCTGGGGAATAAGAGAAGAAAACGCGGCTCTGTGAATTTTGACCTGCCTGAATCCAAGATCATTCTGGATGAAAACGGCAAACCTGTCGACATCAAGCCCTATGAAAGAAGTATTTCCACAAACATGATCGAAGAATTCATGCTGGTCTGCAATGAAACCATTGCGGAAAATTCCTTCTGGCAGGAAATGCCCTTCATGTATCGCAGCCATCAGGAACCCGACGAGGATAAGATGGAAAAAATGGAACAGTTCCTGCGGGGCTTTGGTTATCATCTGAGAAAGAAAGATGGTGAAATCCATCCCAGAGAGATCCAGAAGGTGCTGCGGGAAGCGGAAGGCAAACCGGAAGAACATATCATTACCAGAATGGTGCTCAGAAGCATGATGCAGGCAAGATATACGGCGGAAAACGGTGGACATTTTGGTCTGGCAGCAAAATATTACTGCCACTTTACTTCTCCCATCCGCAGATACCCCGATTTGGAAATTCATCGCATGATCAAAAAAATGCTTCACGGGGAACTGGATGAAAAAGCCTCTGCAAAATATCGTCAGAAAATGCCTGACTGGGCAAAGCATTGCTCCAAGCAGGAAAGGGTTGCCGAGGATGCGGAAAGAGATACAGATACACTGAAAAAAGTGGAATTCATGGCAGATAAGGTAGGCGAAATTTATGAAGGCATCATCTCCGGTGTGACAGGCTGGGGGCTGTATGTGGAACTGCCCAATACCATCGAAGGCATGGTTGCCCTGAATCAGATGGACGATGACTTCTATGAATTCGATGATAAAAATATGCTGGTATATGGCAAAAGAACAAAGAAAACCTACCGTCTGGGGGACAGAGTGGTGGTGTATGTTGCGAAGGTAGACCGCATGATGGGTACCATTGACTTTATGTTTGAAGACGAATTTGAAACTTTTGAGGATTAAAAAACAGCCTCGACCTTTTGGTCGGGGCTGTTGTGCGTTTAATCGCGGATGGCTGCATGGATGAGGTCATCGAACAGATAGTATTCATATTGTGTAATACCGGGGAATTCGTCCTCCGGCAGAAAATTGCCTTCCAGTTCAATGCGCCAGCCCAAGCCTTTGTAGGTGCCGGAGCCGCCGTCATCAAAGGTTTCTGCGGGGCGGGCAAAGACAGGTTTTTCAAAAGCGTTTACGCGAAGCAGGTCTGTAGCGGCAGCGGCGAACCAGATGAGAAAAACGAAAACAAAACCGATGAAAACAGTTTTGACAAGTTTGGTGGAATACATTTTGATCCTCCTTTATTGGGGCAGTTGTTCAAGGGTAAAGGTCATGGAGAAGTGCGCAGATTCCTCCGTTTTGTCGGGGAACATATAGTCAGAGGTTCCCTGATAATTGGAAATTTCTGTTTCCTGTGTGATGCGGATATTTCCGGTTTCGATCACATAATTGTCAAAAGGAACATCTTCGATATATTCAATAACAGAATCGATGGAATGTGTTGTTTTTTCGGGGGTGTTCAGATTGGTGACTGTGCCGCCCAGTCTGGCGATTTCCGGATAGAAAGCTCCCGTCTGTGTGCGCAGAAGCGCACCGACCATCCATGTTTTTTCGGCAGGGTCAGACATGATGGGAAATTCCTCGTTGCTTTCCAGTGTGAAAGAAACAGAAGAAAGTTTTCCGTCTGCTTCCGTAAAGACCGGTTCGGACAGGATACCGCTGAACCAATGCAGCGTAAAGGTGCTTGTGCCGGCATTGGCTTCTTCATCTGTCAGCCATGTGCGGTCTTCCTCCAGCCGCATGACGCCCTCGATCTTATTGTAATCCAGCTGATGATTATAGTTTTCGATAAATTCCTCTACAGTCAGCATCCCTGTGTTGGGGGGATTCATCCGCCAGAGGGAAACACCAACGGAAAGGGCAAGTGTCGCCGCGGTAATGCCCAGATAGCCGAAAACGGAAGCATAGCGGAAAGGCTTTGCTTCGTATCTGAGATTTTCGTCCCATTCCATGACGCCGGTGTCACAGCAGACCTTATAGGACTGATAATTGCGGTAAAGATCATAAAATGGAATGGCGAAGCCTTCCCCTTTACAGAATACTGCAAAGGTTCGTTCAAAAGCCTCTTTGAAAGTCAAAAGGTCGCCGTTTTTGTTTCGGATGGAAAGACCGAACAGCCACTTGCCCGGTGTTTTGCCCCACTTGGACAGGAAAAAAGGTTCCAGCAGGAACACCAGCCCCCAGCAGATATAAACATCGATCAGTTCCAGAAAAATGTTTCTTTCGGAAAAATTGACACGAAGCAACAGACACAGTAACACCTGATAGCAGGTGGTAACCAGACCAAAATCAAAACTGCGGGCAAAATATCGCCTCCAGGGATAGGGTGCTTTCGGAGGGATAAAGGGTGGTTCCTTTGGTTCATTCAGCCATGTTGCCAGAACAGCCGTATTTTCAGTTGTCATAGGCATTCTCCTTTCGGGAATTCAAACTTTTCTTCTGCTTCTATCATAACAGAAACAGTAGGGATTTTGGGCGGGAGAATGAAATTTTAAGAAAACCGTAAGAATCATCGGATTTTGTAAAACAACAGAAATATTTGTAATGGAATCGTCATTTGCTTTTTTGTATGTTTTATGGTATAGTTTATCCTGCAGCAAAAGTTGAACAGAGAAGAAGGTGAAACTGTATGGCAAAGGCGAAGGGTACGAAACTGATCGCACAGAATAAAAAAGCATATCATGACTACTTTATCGAAGAAACCATACAGGCCGGTATTTCTCTGGCGGGTACAGAGGTAAAGAGCCTGCGTGCGGGCAAGTGTAGCCTGAAGGAAAGTTACATCCAGATCAAGGATGGCGAAGCTTTCATTTATAACATGCACATCAGCCCCTATGAACAGGGTAATATCTTCAATAAAGATCCTCTGCGTCCCAGAAGATTGCTGCTGCATAAGGTGCAGATCCGTAAATGGGATCATGAAGTCCGTGCAGCGGGCTACACGATCATGCCCCTGAAGGTGTATTTTGACCGTAGTTATGTCAAAATCGACATTGCTCTGGCAAAAGGTAAAAAACTCTATGATAAGAGA